TCGCGAAGATGATGCCTCGCCTATCGCCTGCGATCTCGAGCGTGGGATACACCATCCCATGCAGGTTCTCCTCGTACTGCATCACGCTGTCCAAGTCTGCGCCATTCAAGTCGCCCGCGGTCGTGCGACATGATGAGTAGTCAAGCGAGGTGACGCTCACGAGGCGTTGACGAATGGGCACGAGCCAACCCGCCTCGATGCCTTCACGGATGCCGAACTCAAATGCGGTCGAGTCGAACACAGACCCAAGGGCTGCCTCATCTGCACGGTCGGGCGTGGCCGTCACACCGAGGACGCGGCAACCTCCCTGCTTGAAGTGCTCTAGCGTCTTGCGGTACGAGTCGCCTACAGCGTGGTGCGCCTCATCGATGATGACGATGCCGAACTGCTTCGGGTTGAACTTGTGCATGCGCATCGATCCATTGCGGCCAGCCGTCTGCGTCTGCACACTCGACACGATGACCGGGGCGCGATAGAGCGTCGACTCACGCGCACGCAGCTCTCCCATCTCAATCTCAACATCGCACCCAGCCACCATGCCGATCTTCTGCGCGGCCTGATGAATCAACTCGGCGCGATGCGCAAGCACCAACGCTCGCCTGCCCGTGCCCGTCATCATGTACCGACGAATGATCTCGGCGAAGACAATCGTCTTGCCCAGTCCAGTCGCCATCACCACAAGTGTCGATCCGCCTAGACGCATCGCATCCATCGCGTTGCTCACTGCACGCTCTTGATAGTCACGGAGTTCCATACTGTGTCTCCTGCTTGAATGAGAAAGGCCATCCCAACGCGGGATGGCCCATGTGTGAAAGTCTGATCCTGCGACTCACTCCCCGCGCATCTTCTTCGGGATGAGTTGCCATTGCTTCTTGCTGACCCAGCCCAGCATGCGGCATGTCTCGCATCGTTCGCCGTTGCATAGCGGGCACACCTTGTAAGGCTTCGCAGCGTTCAACGCGCTCGCCGCGTTCGACAGATCAGACAGCACCGACTGCGCGTTGATGTACGCACCCGACGCTGACTGCGTCAACGCCTCGATGCTCGCCGAGGCCGTGGTCACAAGTGTCACGGCTGCCTCGATGCTCGCGGTTGCCTCTGCCATGTCGTCCTGCAGCGTTCGCTGCTTGGGAGCCTTGCGAGTCGACTGGCGCGGTGCTTCGACCGCGACCTCGTTCGCCTGATCGACCTCCTGCATGGCTGCGAAGTACGCGCTCACCATTGCCTGACTCACGCCGCAGTGCTGCGCGATCTGCTGATAGGTCGCATCGGGGCATGCGGCCAGCGCAAGCGTGACGGCTCGCGCCTTGTCCGCGTTCGTCCTGCGCAGGCCGTGCGATTGGTTCACGGCGGCTGCTGACCACTGCGCGTCTGCGATCGTGCTGCCTTCGACCACCACACAGTCGATGCTTTTGAGACCCAACTGCGATGCCGCCATGACTCGATGCCAACCATCGATGATGATGGCCTGACCATCAACCATCATCACCTCGATGGGTGGGAACGATGCTCCGTCCTGCATTGCCTCCGCATACTCCTCGACGCTTGCCGACCTGATGGCCGTCCTTGCTTGTGCGTCGGGCTCCATTCGCAAGTCTTCCAACCTCATCGCTGTACCGTTCTTCATCGCAGTCCTTTCCGTGTTGCTGTGGTGAGGGAGCGCGACCCAACGCGGGTCGCAGTCCGTTGCCGTTGGCTTCGGTCGCTGGGCATCAGTTCACCATTTCGCTGCTCGTGTGTGCAGCCACCGCATGATGCCTTGAGTGCGTGGCTCGCGCCACGGGGCAAGGTAGGTCGCCTGTCCTTGCCTCTCGCCGTGCAAACGAACGCACGGCCACGATCGACTTGACTGGAACGCTGTCGGTGCGTTGCTCGTTCACCCGCAGGTGTCGCGCCCTCCGAGCGTGGGCGATTGATTGGAGGCGCATCATAGTCACACGATAAACCATGATTGAAGGCCACCCATGCGCGTCAACGCATGAGTGGCGAAACGATAGTTCTTCAACTTGAAGAACGATGGTTCATGCGACAGGCTTTGCCGCCTGCGCTGTGATCCACTTCTCAATGCGAGGCATCAACGAGATGGGCCATGTGTGAACCTCGGGGCTTGGCAGCGGCACGCCTGCCTTCACCATCGCGCTGTGCAACTGCGCGAGCGTCGCGCCCGTCACCTGCACACGCTGACGCAGCGAGGCTGCGCCTTCAAGTCCGATGCGCTCCTCGGGCTTGGTGACCGTGCGATCGTCGCGCGCATCCATCTCTGGTGCCTTGACCATCTGCTGCGAGTCATCCTCCTTCGGAACCATCAGCAAGTCACGCAGGAAGTAGCCGAGGCTTGAAGTCAGGGCAGTCGCGACTGCCTTGTCTTCGCCCTTGCCACTCTGACCGACCAACGGGAACGGGCACACACCCATCTCGACTGTGCCGTTCGTGTGATGCAGTCGGAAACGACTCAACACGACTGGGCCGTACTCCGTGCGCATGATGTCCCACGAGCGCGTGAGTGCGAGGCCGGCGCCGAGCAATGCCTCGCGGCATGCACCGATCATGTCCTCTGCACTCGTGTAGGCGTATCGCTGATTGCCGAAGGCAACACGCGAGTCCTTCACCACGCGAGCCATCGCTGCCTGCGCTGCGATGAGTCGCCACTCCCATGTGCGTGTCTGACTGTCGATCTCTTCCTTGAGGTCGATGGCGTGCTGGTTCGGCGCATTCATTGCGTCCACGATCTTGTCCTTGGTGCGTGTCATGGTCAATCCTTCTTCTTCCTGATGTCGATGCGCTTGTACCCGGACGGCACAACGAAGCGTGAGGCGAGTTCAGGATGCTCGGCCTCGAATGACTTGCGATCGAATCGATCAGTCGCCACATCGGTGACTGCGATTGAGTACGGCCCAGTGCGACCTCGACGATGACTGCCGAGGTGCTTCAACAACTCGGACTTCGCTGCCTCGTACTTGCGTTCAGCGATGTCCAGTTCGCGCTTGAGCGTCTCCTCTGCCGTGAACAGATCAAGGTGATCGCTCATGTCCTTCTCGTCGTCGATGCGCTCCATGGTCTTGAGCAGGTCGATCGATGCGGACTCTGCAGGCGGGACATCTTCAACGATGTGCCTGCCCCACCATGCGTCGATTCGATCGAGTAGGTACTCGGTGAAGCCCGAGTCGAACTCGACTCGATACAACTTGAAGTGCAGGCCCCATGACCCGACGAGACACCCGACATGCGCCAAGTGCGAACTGCTGCAGGCCATCTGATACGAGACCTGCACGCGCACGGCCATCGGCACTTGATCGGTGCCTTCCGTGCCCCACTCGTCGGCCACGCCCGTCGTCTTGATCTCAACGATGTCGCTGCCTCGCCGCGCCTCACCAACCATGCCATCGATGTTGGCACGGAAGTGTGGCCGATGCCCGACGAAGGTCGTACTCGGTCGGACGATGCGCGTGCCAAGTCGCTCTCCTGCGAGTTGCAGAAGCGTCGGCTCCAGCACTTGCCCAAGGCGCATCGCGTTGTTGGTGACTGGCGATTGCGCTCGGCCAGTCTTGATCAGCCACAGGTCATACGGTGTCTGCCATCGATTGCATCCCATGATGGTCGCAGCCTCACTGCTGCCGATGCCTTTGGCTCTGTCGTCGCGTTGCTTGTCTGTGATCACTTGTCGCCGTCCTTTCCGGGCTTGCTGCCCTTGCGTGGTCTACCGTTCTTGCCGGGACGCAGTTGTGACACTTGTTCCTGCGTCCAGAATCGCCGACCGCCCAGCAACACGGGAGGGATACCCCTCGCTGCTGCGAGTTGCTGAACTCGGCCTAGTGACACTCCGAGGATGTCCGCGACCAATCGTGTCGGAATCAGATTGGGCACTTGACTCATCGACCGCCTCGCACTTCTCGCAACTGCGCGCCAATGCGCCGCGCTTCGCGTCTCCACCACTCACGCGATGCTGATCCAACATCGCCTCGGTAGACCCATGTGAGTCCACCGTCTCGTGACTCCGATGCCACATACCCACGACCGTATGGGTCGCCGTTCTCACGAAGTTCCAACACCACCTTGAGCGGTCGTCGCTCTGCGTTCTCTGTCTTCATTGCCTTGCCTTTCTGGTTTGGTACGCTGTCAGCGTCGCGTCTTTGCACGCCGGGGAGGCGGTCGTGTCGGCGACCGCCTCCCCACTCTCAATCACACTCAATCGTCAACGCCACCGACATCGAGCACGCTGGCCTCTTCAGCGTTGCCCACGAACCCATCCAACAGACCGATGAGGCGACTCGTGCGCTTCGGGCTTGCCATCGGCGAAGGCTTCTGCTTCTCGACCTCGGTGAAGGCGTTCAGCAGTCGCCACGCAGTGCGCGCACCGAAGGCAGGGTCTTCGTCGCGGCATCGCACAGCCAGTCCGCCCGGGCCGTCCTCGCGTCGCCACTCGCGCAGCACATGAGGCAATGCCTGCGGTGTGATTGCACGGCGATCCATCGCTCGGATCATGAAGTCATGCACCTGATCCTCGCTCTCGATCGCGAACTGCTTGTAGGACGCGATGCGATTCGCCTCTGCCCGCATGCCCTGCACCATGTTGCCGAACGCGCCCGAGACGAGTCCGGGCATGTCGCGCTCGATGAACCGTGTGTGCTTGCGTGCGAATCGAAACACGGACTTGCCCGTACCGCTGAAGGCAAGGTTGTCGCACACGAACACGCGCGACCCAAGGATCGCCTCGGCTGCGAATGACTTGTCGTGTGCGTTGCGAATGCCCAGCACCCACTGATAGGTGCCGTCGGTCTCAAGGCACGACTCGTCGCTCGAACCATACGGTCGCTTGATCGCAAGCAGACCGAAGTAGCGCAGGCCGTCACCGAGCAGTGCATGCGCATACTCCGTGATCGTCCAACCGAGGTCTGCGACGGTCTGCTCGACCATGCGCAGCACAGCGATGTGTGCGATCGGGAAGTGAGTGTCAGTCGCCTCGGGCGTGATGACATCGCACACCTGCTGCCTCTCGACCTGATGCGCTCCTGCGTGAAGAACCAACGATGAGTTTCCGATTGCGACCATGGGTCGCTCCTTGCTGCCGCTGTGCGGCGTTTGATGAAGTGAGTTCCCGTCAACGCGACAGGCCAGCACGCCGTCCCATGACGGCGTGCGTGGCTTGCTTCGTCACTCGCCCGCAAGTTCAGCCGACCGCTTGTCGAGCCATCGCTTCGCAGCGATATCGAGTGGCTCAAGGACGACCAGCGGTGGATCCCATCCGAGGTCGCGTGCGATCTCGGTGGGGCTCGTCGCTCCTCGCACCAACGACTGCAGAATGCGCTCGCAGTCCTTGCCGAGTCGAAGCCGACGCAACGCGACCACCGCGTACTCCTCGTTCGCCTTCATGTCCTTCGCCGCCTTGCTGCGAAGGCAGTGCATCAGATGCTCAAAGTGCTTGCTACCCATCATGCGAGTCTCCTTGTCGTGTTGAGTTTCTTGAGTGCCGATCGCAACTTGCGAAGGGCTGTGGATTCGTGAGACCGAACCGCGTTGACACTGATCCCGAGCATGGCTGCGACCTGCTCGCTACTGCGAACAGGCTGCAAGTGCGCGCGCCACCAGTTCGGTCGCAACGCGATCGATGGTGCGCAGCACTTATGCCTTCGCATTAGTCGCCTCCGTGCTGTTGCGCACCAATGCGATTGCGATCGCAGTCAGGAACTCATCATTCTTGACCAGACGCTGCGCAAGCACCTCTGCCCATCCTTCGCGCTGCTCCTCGATCTGCTCCATGATCTGCTCGATGCAGTCATCCTTGATCTCGTCGCCGACCGTCTCGACGATCTCGTCCGTGCATTGACTCACGCTGATGTTCTCTACCAACTCATCCGTGACCATGCGCTCGATGTCATCGGTGCTGAGGTTGTAGACAATCTTCTCAACGATGTCGTCCGTGTCCACATCGGTGTTCTCGATGAGTGACTGCTCCACCTCTCGCGTGATGCCTTCAAGGTCAACCGCATCGATGATGCGCTCGCTGGCCTCTCGCGCCATGTCGTCGATGCTGATGAGTTCAACGCATTCGGTGATGCAACGCTGCACGAAGTCCTCGTCTGCATGTGCCCACATGAATGCTGCGAAGCGAGTCTGCATGCCACGGTACGCGGTCTTGATGAAACCCATAGTGATCTCCTGCCGCTGGGCGGCATTGGATGATGAAGTGAGATGAGTGATGATCCTGCAACGATGCAGGCCAGCACGCCGTCCCATGACGGCGTGCGTGGCTTGTGTCGTCACTCCGAGACGGTGGCGATGCGCTTGACCTCGCTCACACACTCGCGCTCAAGTGCCTTGCCCATCTTGGCAAGGAACTGCTTGCGCGTCTTGTTAGACACATTGGTGTTGAGGCCGATGTGATCCGTGAGGTTCTGGCGCGTGATTGATGACCAACCTTCATCGGCGTAGACGCGCCCGATGCACTGCAGTCGCACGAGCCACTCGTCCACATTCTTCGCGCTGATCTCTCCGAGGTCGACTGCCATCGTTGCGAAGATGAGAGTGTGCGTGAGGCCTCGCATCACTTCTTCACCAGACGAGTCCTTGCGCCAGCAGGTGGTCTCGGTGTTGGCGATCTTGCTCAGGTTCCAGTTCAGGCTCATGGCGTATCCATTCTGCGGCTGTGCCGCGTTGATGTAGTGAGTCCTGCGACGATGCAGGCCAGCACGCTCGCGGGTGCGAGCGTGCGTGGCTTGTGCCGTCAACGCACCGCGTCGAGTGCGAACGCTGCGGTCTCGCGATCGAGCAGCAACTTGCTGATGGCTGCCTCTTCGCGCTCTTGCTTCTCCTTGCGTGCCTTTGCCTGCTTGAAGATGCGCGGCAGTTCGTCAGAGGCGATCTCGATCGACTCGCCGCTGCGCAGATCAGTCACGGTGATGGTCGCCCAAGTGTCGACCTCTGCACCCTTCGGCGCGGCTTCAAGCGTTGCCTCGATCTTGAAGTCCCAATCCTTGACAGTCGCGGCGATGCTGCGATGACCACGACCCGTGGGCTTGTTCTTGGCGGCGCAATCATTGATGGTGGCGTAGAGAGCGGACATGAGTGACTCCTTGCGGCTGTTGCCGCGTTGGCGTGTAGTGAGTCCTGCGAAGTTGCAGGCCAGCACGCCGTCCTGCGACGGCATGCGTGGCTTGTCACTTCACTTGCAGTCGTTGAACCGCCACTCAAGGTTGTCGATGTGTCGATTCATCTGATCCCTCATGTGGTTGAGGTAGTACTCGACCGACTTGGAGCACATCTCGCAGTCGCTCTCGGCTGCGTCATACTTCCTCTCCAGAGCAGCCAGCTTCGTCTCAAGCCTCTTGATGCTCGCAACGACCTTGGCAGTGCGATTGACGATGAACTTGAGATCGGTGAGTTGATCGTCCACGGCATCGATCTGCTCCGCGATCGTCGATAGAACCTGTTGGGCTTCCGCTGCTTCCTCGTATCGCTTCACGAGGTCGAGCAGCGAGTTGCTGGTTGCGGCGTTGACGATGTTGAAACGGCGAGCGAGGTTGTGCGTCTTCTTCATGTGAGTGTCCTTGCGGCGGTTGCCGCGTTGGTGGTGTGCATCTTGTTCCGCGAACAAGAACCAGCCAGCCGTCTGACTCGACGGCTGGCGTGGTTGTTCTTCGCGCTATTGATGTTCGATCTGTCCCGTGCAGGTCACTGCCCGCTCCCAACCGATCGGCTCTCACCTCGATCGCGCTGGCGGTACTGCTGCTTGGGACTCTGTTCGTCGCTTCGCTTCGTGTTGCAGGGGCGGGTCGTTGCTGTTCGCTATCGCCTGTCCTGCGCGTCGTCGCTCGCGTCTGCTTGTCCGGCTGGGTGCTCGTTGCGTCAGAGGGGGAAGGTGGTCGGCTCGACTCGCGTACGAGGCTTGCCGTCAGTCCTGCCTCACCTCGCCGTTCGGAGTCGTCGCTTCACGCTCGTCCGTACTGTGCGGGGCTACTCGCCTGTCCCGGTTGCGCTTGTTCGGAGCGCCGGGCGGCGTTGCACTTGTGATCCAGCCGGGATGTCAAAGATCGAACACGATCATTGTCGCAGGAAACCATGGTTCACGCAATAGGGTTGTCTGCCCGTGTTTTGGTGCGCTTGTAGGCGGCATCGAACTCCGCGTCTTGCGCCCGCATTGCCGCGATGGCTTCGCGCACCGTTTCGGGCTTCGATTCGTCCACGGCATCACGCAGCAGGGCAGCCGCGCGTTGTGTTCGTCGCGGGAGCCAGCCCAATGCAACACGAATGGCAGAGAGGACACCGCTCGTGGTCAGCAGCCACACAAGGCACGCGCCCGCAGCGGCCACGGCCAACCAAGTCAACATCGTGATCCATGCCGGGACGACATCACGCACGCCCGGCAGGGTTGCATGTATGTCCGTCACCTGATGTCGAATCTGCTCGGCCTCTGCTCGCACTAGTTGGACATCAGGCGAGGCTGCATCCATTCGATCGGCCGCATCGATGATCGCGTCCGCACTCTCACGAATGCTGCTTGCCTTCTGCGCGATGCGATGCGACGCGCTGCAGCCGCTCGCCACCGTAATGGCGAGGGCTGCAACGCAAGCGAGTGGGCGACCAGTGATCACTTGCGTCCGAGCCACTCGGCGACGCGACTCACGGGCACGATGTGTCCCGCGATGTATCCAGCGAGCAGGGCTCCCAGACCGAACCACACCGACCCAATCAGACTCTCCATCGTTGCAAGCATCATGGCTTCTCCTTTGTGTTGAGGTTGCGAGTCATGCGACAGCCAGCAGCGTACAGCGCGCGAGCGATTGCGCCAGCGGTTTCCTCAACGCCTTGCTCACTCATGTCGGGCTGACACGCATGCAGCACCTCGTGGGCGATGGTGTCGATCATGTTGCGACCAGTCAGGGTTCGCCGCACCTCGATGAGTGGATGGCGGCCCGGAGGGAAGTAGCACCTTCCCCAGTCCTTGTTCATTGCTCGAGCGGGCATGAAGCGGATCGTGTAGACGCGATCGCGCACGCGGATGCGGATGCTCACGATGCCTCGTGGAACTCGCATTCAAGTCTCCAGATGGAGTTGCCGTTCACCTTCTCAAGGTGCCTCATGTAGAGGCGCATCCAGATCGCACCAATGGGCTTCGGTGGCATGCCCTTCTCGGTCGCCCACCCTCCGAAGCCATCGCCGTGCTCTTGCTTGTAAGTGCCAGTGCGAACATGGTGCTGCGGCTCAACGGTCACGCGGTAGTTGCCGTTGTTGGTTCGCAAGCGATAGCGTGCGGTCTGCAGCCACCATCGCTCATGCACATGGCCGCACACAAGCACATCCGCGTCGGGTTGGAACGATGCTTGCCTTCGCACTCGCAGCGTGTCAAAGGTCATCATGCCTCCACCGCCGCTGCCATGGAAGTATGCCATCGTGAGAGTGTTGACGGTGTTGGCGACCTTTGTCTTGAACTGGATGAAGCCACCGTAGCCACCAGACAGCACGGGCGCGCCGATGCGTTCGCTCAACCGTTCGGTCAATCGCTCGGTGAGGTCGGTCTCTTGGTTCTTGAGTACGCCCGTCTCGTGATTGCCGCGAGCGATCAAGACACAACGATGCGCGAAGGGCTCATAGAAGTTGGTCGCATGGCGCACGAGTGAATCAAAGTAGTCGTTTGCGATTGCATGCTCGTCGCGCGTCACACCGTGCTTGGCGCGGCGTGGATCAGCCTTGCCGGCCATCGCACAGAAGAGGTCACCGAAGTCGATCCATCCTGCGTTGCGTTGCTCGCACTCGCGAAGGTGCTTGCGCTCAAGATCGTGGTCGCTGTGCGGGTTGTCATGGTGCGCGTCCGATCGGAGCAGGAACCATTGCTCCCATCCCGCCCGCGCATCGGCTTGCATCTCGACTATGTGGATGTTGCGCGTCTTCTGCTCGACGCGAAACGGAAGCGGCTTCTTCTTATCGCTTGGCTTCAAGCGTGGCAAGGCGACGCTCCAGTTCCTGAAGGCGTTGGGCCGTGACTTGATCGTTGCCGCTCAGACTCAACTGCGCACGCACGAGGTCACTCGTGATGGACTTCAGTTCAGTCAGTTGCCCGCTGTGCTGATCGATGGTCGCGTCCTTGCGACCAATCGATACAGCCAAGCCGCCAAGGCCAAGTGCGAAGACCGCAACCTGTACCCACGATGCGACGGTGCGAGACACGGATGCTGCCGCTTCGGTCATGCCCGCAGCCTACCTGTCATGCCTTCATGTGTCACGCGGACGCAGCAGCAACTTGACCTGCTCTGAGATGGGCATGGGCGCAGCGGTCGATCGTGGTGGCTCTGCGGGCGGCTGCTGCGCCTGTGGTGCTGGTTGTGCCCACTTGCCTTGCGGGCATGTCGCAGCGGGCATCGTGGCCTTGATTGAGAGCGCGGCACGCTTGCGACCGCCGCATCCGCACGCATCGCAAAACCCTATCCCACCGGGATCGGTTTCGCCTGCGATCGAATCCTTGCGCTTCGGGCACGCTTTGCACGCATCGAGACGCGCGGTCAGTGCATCGCCAGCGACTGGCCCGTGGACGATTCGCGACACCTCTGCCTTCAGATATTGCGCTGCGCGTTTCACGATTGGGCTGGAGATGCAAACGCGACCCAACTCACCGAACTGTCGGTCGTATACGACTGCGTGACCTCACACCCGCCCTCGGTGTTGCACGGGTCTGGGCAGTTGTTGCAGATGCTAGTGAGCGTGACTGATGCAGCGACATCGGCCATTGGAACGGTAAGGATCAATGGCGATTGCCCCGGCTGGTAGCGAACAGCACTCGTGAAGTTGGTGTACTGATATTCCATCCCGGGCGATGCTCCTTCATTGAATGGGATAAACAGATACATCCATTTCCATGTCTGATTGACCGTGTACCCGTTCGCTGCGTATGCCTGACTTCGACTGATCGCGCTTGCACCGACCATGCCATCCCACCCATCGTAGATTGCGCCACACCCAAACTGGCAGCATGTAGCGTCGAACCCAAGCAAGTAGTCAGGCTCCGTTGGGATCACCGTGTATGCGGGACACGGGCCATACAGTCCTTCGCAACTGTTCTCGAACCACTCGGTGTTCGGATCAAGCCTTTCGATGTCGCCGAATACGGATGCGTAGTATCGTCTGGCTCCGCACCAGTTCGTGTAGCGAAGCGACAATGATCGCACGATGTCATCGACTGGCGTTGCGGCCGATCCGGTCAGACCGAGCCACGAGTAGTCCTCGATTGGAACGATCGGGCCGAACTCGGTCGCGATCGTCGCCGATCCAAGCAGCGTCTCGCTCACGCCCGTGCCATCAATCGTGCCTCCGAGTTGCCAGAAGTACTTGTGCGAGACAGACGCTGGCACGATCGAGTCGAGATCGTTGCCGACTGCGATGAATCGAAGGCCGGGAGTCGTAGCGTCGCATGCCTGCACATTCTGATACAGCGTGGGCATGTAGTAGATCGCATCATCGACCGCACCCAACTCGGTTGGACGAATCGTGATCTTGGTGAAGGCCAGATACATCGAGCCGAACTCAATCTCCACGCATGCGTCCAACTGCTGCATGGTCATCGACCCGCCCGATACGCCAGTCGGCAGCGTCGCCGTCGCACCCGTGGACTGCCATGTGCAGCCCGTGCGTCCGCTCACCAACTCAAACTGGCCTTCGATGTGAATGGTGATCTCACGCGAGACCGTGCCGCCACCCGTGATTGGAATAGTTCCCGCTGCGGTCTCGATGTCGAGCACAAGGTCGATCGTGCTGCCTTCTTGGAACGGCTTGATGCGTTCACCGTAGCAATGCGCCGCGTCCTCGCACTTCCACGGCAGGTCGGCAAGCACGCATGGGTTCGTGCTGCAGCAGCAGTGCCGATGGACGGTCATGTCGTCAGGTAGCCGAGTTGCGTCGCGGTCTTGATCACGGGCCAGTACTTCACTTTGGCGATTGGGCCTGCGGCGAAGTACTGTTCATAGCCCGGTCGTCCGATCACGAAGCGCGTGGGAGTAAATGTCGCGCTCAACGATGTCGGCCCGGCCGATGTTGCAGACCCATTGAGGTCGACCTTCACCTCGGCCGTCGAGAGGCTTGCATCGAACGACGCAGCGAACCGACTCGCGGTGTTGGCTGTGAAGGTGCGATTGGCTTCCGGTGCTGCGCCCGTGCCTCTTGCCGCTGCGAACAGGCGAGACGCATTCGTGAACACCTCCCATGTGGGCTGGTCTGCCGCGGTCATGAATCCGATGCGCACCGGGTATGAAGCAGAGTTGCTCTGCGTGAAGCGTCCGCTGTAGAAGAGCGTGCCAGCGGTCGTGCTGTACCCGAGCGCACTGATGTCGCTCATGGTCAACTGGTCAGCATTGCGAGTTGCGGTCGCGGTCGTTGTGACGATGTAACTGGACGAGCCATCACCGTCCTCCAACTGCGCACCCCATACCTCGATCGCATCGCCTGATGCCACAACGCGGAAGCCGACTTGCTGCGCGGCGGTCGTTGCGGCAAAGGTGTAGCGCGTCCATGTGCTCGTGATCGCTTGCGTGGTGTAGGTAGAGCCGTTGTTGGTGGTGTACTGGATCGCACCAGTGCCAGTCACGCGGCGCAGCCAGACGCTCAAAGTGCGCTGGGCAGATGATCCAATCGCAGCCGATGCAATGATGGTCGCGTTCGCTGCCGTCGCCGTGAGCCGCAACGCGGTCGCATCATTGCGCGGGCTCAAGTTGTTAGTGCTGGTGCGCGTGAGGTTCGTCGTCGTCCAGTTGTTCTGCGATCCACCTGCTGCTGCGAAGGTCTCGCTGAAGTTCAGGCGATTGGTCGTCTGATGCTCGCACAGAAGCCCAAGTCGCTCCAGCGTCACGGGATCGTGAGTGAACCGCGCCACGCCTGCTGCGGCAGACGCGACGAATCCAAGAGAGTCGATGTATGTGCCCACCGTCGCTCGCGTCAGCGTCAAGCGTGCGTCGAGCGCGTTGGTCGTGAAGTCGAACGCGAGCGTCCAGTCGCCTGCAGATGTGTCACCGTGCAGCACCCACTCGTTGCTGTTGACCTTGGTCACATAGGCGACCGAATACTGACTCTTGAGCGCAGTACCGTTTGCCGCGCGCAGGGTCACGCCGCTCATCGGCCACACTTCGACATCGCCGACGCCTCGCATGATCTGCACTGTGCTGCCGATGCGAATCGGCTGCGCAGCGTCCGTAGGCAGGTAGACGCTGCGCGATCCGTTGGTCGTGAACACGAGACACGCATCGTGCAGGTCTGGCGTGAGCGTCACATCTGTGCTGACATTGGTGACCTGTCGACCATTGACCGCAGCCACATCACCAATCGAATCGCGATAGGCGAACAGCAGGCCATCGAATGTGTTGAGTGCGAGTTCACCGTCCGTGACCTCGCCGCTCGTTGGGTACAAGCCCGATGCTGCACTTCGCTTGAGTTGGATGATGTCGGCCATGTGTCAGACTCCGTATGCGCCGCCGTCGATCGCGTTGACGAATCCCGTGAAGCCAGCAGCACATGAGCCGCCGACCGGGTTGGGATACCAGAATGCGTACTGCATGCGGCCCGTGTCAAGGCGCAGCGTGGTCATTGGGACGACGGTTGTATTCGGCACTCGCACGATGCGGTAGCCTTCACTGCCGCTGATGCTGTCGCTCGCATGCGCATAGCCGTTGCGCAGCGCAGATGTGTTGCCGATCTCGTGCATGTTGATCGCCCATGTCGATGGGCTTGCGGTCGAACCGTTGGTCAGCGACCCACTCAGCGTGCCTTGTCCCGGCGTGGCCGTTGTGACAGTTGATTGGCTGCCCTGCAACACGACCTTCGTCCACGAATACTTCCATAGGTATTCACCAGTGCCCGATCCCTGCAACGCCGATGCGCTGTCGATCTTCGCGAGGAAGATGCCACCTGCGCCGCAGCTGGCTCCGTTTGCTGCGATGACCTTCAACTGCTGGCCGAACTCGCTCACGAACTGCGCCGCGGCAACGATCTGTCGCCACGCATCCGGGTTGAGTGCGCCGATGCCCTTGGTGATCTCTGGCTTGATTGGCATGGTCAGTCAGCGCAGACGGTGTACGAGCCGAGCATGGTGTAGAAGTTGGCCGTATCGAGGAACGGCTGAAACCACTTGACTTCGCGTGCCTGATTCGCGTCCAACTGCACGCGCCCATCAGACTCGCGCGTCGGCACTTGGCGCAGGTGGTAGAACTGATCGCCAACAAAGTCGAACTGCACCTCCCAAGCGCACTTGCCTATGTTGCTGACCTTGACTCCCTTGAAGAGCAACTGACCGACTGCTGCGCCCTCAAGCGTTGTGCTGTTCCGCTTGCCAAGGTTCGACCAGATGTTCGACCACGGCACAGGTGTAGTTGCGTCGTACCTGCGAATGATCTGCACCGTTGTCTGCCAGATGAACTGCGAGACAGGTTCGCCTGCGCTGTCCAACTTTGTTCCAGCGATGTCGCTGCCGCTTGGCGTTCCACCCGCTGGCACAGTTGCGTTGCGCCACACATCGACAAATGTGCCGCCGACATCACTCTGCACATTGACAAAGGTGAACAAACTCTGCTGGGCTCCCCACTCGACCGTGACGGTGTATGCACCCACGCTGTCTTGGATCGCCTGCACGCTTACGGACTGGCAGATCATGTTGATGCCAGAGAACGGATCGGTCTTGATGGTTCCTGTGCTGCCCGGTGTATATCCCGGTGCAGCGGCCGCATCCTCTGCGGATGACTCGCCAGTCACGATGAAGGTCATCGAGCCAGACGGATCAATCTCCGAATACTTGTAACTCTCGTTGGTCAAGTAGTACGCCATCAGTTCAGCACTCCTGCGAAGGCTGCGGTGTTCTGTGCGATCTGCGCGAGGTAGCGGTTCGCTTCGACCATGACGGGCTGCATGCTACCGTCCGTCGCCATCGCGCTTGTGGCTCCTGCTGCGCCTTGGCGTGCAACGGCCGCCGATTCGGTCGCGGTCGCGATGCGAGTCAGCAGGTCGGTCTGCGCAACGGACTCCGACAGCATCTGATCGCCTTGATCGCCAGCGAACTTGAACTGCCCGAAGGCCGTGTCGAATGACTGCACCATCGACTGCGCCTCGTCGGGCTTTGCGTTCGTCAGTGCGAGTTGCGCCTGCAACTGATCGAACTGCTGCAACTGCGCGTCGGTCGCGCCCTTCTCGGCCAACTTCTCTCGCTCGAATGCCACATCGCCGATCTGTGACTTGCGCACTTCGTCCTGCAGGTTCGACAAGGTGCTTGCGATGTCCTCTTGATCCTTCTTGGCCTTCTCGGCTGCTGCGATCGCGCTCTCCATCTCCATCGCCTTCGTCACCGCATCGTCAAGGTCTTTGCCAAGCAGACCAGCAGCCTCTGCCAGTCGCCTGATCTGCTGCTCGCGACTGGTCGTCGCATCGAGCAGCGACTTGTCCAAGCCCTTCATGAAGTCGCCCCACGCCTTCTGACCTTCCGCGAGTTGCGTGCGCTCCTCGATGGCCGCGTTCAGCAACAGCGCATCGTTGATCGCCTTCTGATCTGCACCCGCCTGCTTCAACTTGTAGACCAACTTCTCCTTCTCGGTCATCAGCGCGGTGTCTGCCTGCTGCTGCAGGTCGTCCATGATGCCCTTCACATCCTCCGCGATCTTCTGCTGCTCGTTGAAGAGCGCGATCTTCTCTTGCAGTGCCTGCGCCTCTGCGAGTTGCGCGGGGCTCGCACCGAGTCGCTGCATCTCGCCCAACTTCTTCTGGTCGTCGGTCATGCCCAACTGCGATGCCTCAAGGCGCAGGTCGTCCATCATCTTGCCGAGGTCTTCAAGACGCTTGGTCGCTTCCTTGTTCTCAACCTTCGGGATGATCGGGTTGCTGTCGACCGTTGCCTTTGCATTCGTGTACCCCTTTGCTATTCCCTCGGCCACGGCAATCGTCGCATCTGGCATGAAGGCATCGATGCCTGCGCCCAATGCCTCCATCACATCTCCACCTGCACCCTTCGCCGCCTCCTTGAGTGTGTCCACCGAGCCGGAGACAATCTTTCCAATCTGTCCGCTGATGTCATGCCCAGCACCAATCAGCCACTCCATCGCGTAGACGATTGCTTGCATAACACCGAGAACTGCTGTGAACGCTCCAACCAAGATCGTGACAATCACACCACCGAGGGCTTGGATGATGTTCCACACAACTCGCAGTGCATTCAAGATGAGTGCGATGATGTCATAGATGAAAGCCACTGCTACGGCGATTGCTTGCATCCCGCCGAGCATCCCATTGAAGTCGGTGCTCATCATCTCGCGCAACGAGTCAGCCATGCCCTGCACCGCTGGCCCGAACGCGCTCGCGAACATCATCTTCAGGTTGTCGAAGGCGCGGTACATCGCATCGACTCGATCTGATGTCTGATCCAGTCCAGAGATCATGCTGTCGGGCAACTTCAAAGACGCGGCAATCGTGTTGGCCTCTGCTAGTTCAGTTGCAGTGGCATTGACGGCCGCGGCCATACCAATGCCGCCACGACCGAACAGGTCGCGCAGCGACTTGACCTTGGCTCCTTGAGTACCCAACTGACGCACCTTGCCCAGCACGACCTCAAGTCCCTGTGCTGCGTCCTTGCCTTGCAGTGAGTTGATGTCAATGCCGAGCCGCTTGAACTTGGCGGCAGCATCCTCGCTGCCTTCAAGTGCGTTCTCCAACTCGATCTGCAGTTTCTGCATCGCGCTCTCTGCGGTACCTGCTGGCACGCCGATCATGGCCATCGAGTCGCGCAGACCAGTCAGCGCAGACGAACTGATGCCGAGCGCGATCGCTTGATCATTCAGTTCGCTCGCTTGCTTCGCCATCGCGATGGTCAATCCAATCGCACTTGCCGTGGCTGCGACCATGCCTCCTGCTAGGAACGCGACTCCTGCGCCGCTAGTGATTGCGAGTCGACCGACTTCCTTGACTGCGGACTTCGCGCCATCAAGTTTGCTTTGCAGTCCAGCGACCACGCCTTTGGCTTCACCAAGTTTGGTCTGCAGCCCACTGACCACGCCTTGGCTGGTGTCAGCCGCCTTCTGCAATGCAGCGCGATCAACACCACCATCACGCCCAATCGTGACTCCGCGACTCTCAAGCACAGACTTGGTTCGGCCAGTCTTTGCCGCGACCGCACTCAACTCTTTCTCGACTCGGACGCGCTCGCGAGCCAAAGCAGTCAGCCTTTCAAGTGCAGCGTATTGGCGTTGATTCGCGCCATCGACGGCGACGCTGCTGGCCGACTTCACTACCTGCTCTTGCGCCTTCTTGTATTCGGCTGTCGCTGCTGCGACCCGATCTTTGATTCGTGAAAGCGTGCCTTCAATGTCGCGCTGTTGAAACAGCATCTTGCTGTACTTCGCGCCTGCATTGAGATCGCCTTGTGCCTTCGTCGCTTGGGCTGTGGCTGCAGTCAGTTTTGTCTGCAATGAGGCAACGCGCTCGACGCCTTTGGCTGCCTCCCTCTCGATTGCGGCTACCGCATCCTTTGCGCTGGCCGTTGCGGTCTTCGACTTGCCTGCAACACCCTGTATGGCTTGGAAGACCTTTTCGATCGGGCCGAGGATGCCGCCGAGGCCGGGGATGTTGGACAGCGAACCGCTGATGTCGCTCTTCAGCGACTTCACCAGTGATCGCGCCTTCTGCGTGCCCTTCTCCAGACCTTGCGTCGAGGCACCGATGTTGACGAATAGATTGCCTACTGTCGCCATGTGGTCAGGATAGGTGCGTGGGTTCGCGTTTCATAGCGCGACAGTCATTGCGGCTTGGCTTTGGCGTTGAAGGCTTGCGCGAATGCAAGGAACGCCTCTTGCGCCTCACCGATGTCCTGCTCGGGCTTGGGCATGAACGGCATGAAGTCCTTCGGCTCAAATGGCTTCTTGCCCGGTCGGCGATTCATGTTCGCCTGCAGCGCACACATCAGCCCCGTCTGATAGTCCGAACGCCATGCACCGATCGGCTCGACAGAGTCGAACGCGATCCACTCGGTGAGTTCAGCAGAGTCGATGCGGTCGAGCAGTTCGCCGACCGTGCATCCGAGGGCTAGCGCGAGTCGGAAGTAGAAGCGTCTTGCGCCGCCCCCTCGGAGTTTCCCGCGAGTTCCTCGACATCGTTCGACGACAGGCC